TCGAGTGACATGACCCGGCGTGGCCAACGAGCGATCGTGAGGTTTCCGGGCCGTTGAGCCGGGGGGCTCATGATGGAAACCGAGTGCGGTGCTCTCGTTGACCTTCTTGTACCGGCTCGCCGGCGCCGGCCGAAAGGTGCACCGCACCCGCTCACTTAGCAAAAAAAGGACCGGCGCCGCAAGTCGCAAGCACCGGTCCCGTCAGGTGAGAGCGTCATGTTTCAGGAACATGGACACCACACAGTCGCAAAAAACCCCCGCCGGCGCAAGCCAGCGGGAGCAAGGATATACCCATAGGGAGGAAACGCTGCCTAACGGAACGGGAAGGCAACATGGCTTTCATCCCCCACTTGCGACCTTCTTGTCAATGACAATCTTGTAGCCGCTGTGATCCGATATAATCTTGGTGTCGGTGTGCACCAGCATCTCGTTGATCAACCAAACATGCGAGCGAATGCCGTTGCAGGTGATGCCGAGCCTGTTGGCTAGGTCCTGTTGACTGAGGCCAACATCACCAGCCGCCACCACCGCGTCAATGACCTGGATCTGACGTGGCGACAGATAAGCGCCGAAGCGAAAGTGTCGCACCGGTTGATGACAGGTAGGACAATGTTTCAGTCGTTGCATTGGAAGCTAGGAGGAGCAAGCATCCAAGTGGGGACCGGTGATGGCAGGCTGCTGCTTAGACGTCTGGGGATTGGAACCATCACCGGCCTCCATGCGTACACTTGGCGATGTTTGTTTCCACGTCAACCGGAAACTTCGTCACATTCCCCGCGTTTCTTACGCTCCAGCCACTGCGCATAAGGAGTGTCACGCCGGCACGGCATCGACAATGACGGCCAACCAGAGGCTCGCCGCTGCTGAAACAAATCGCACGTGACACACCAACGTCGATTGCCCACCTCGATCAGCTCGTGCTCATTGATCACGGTCAACCAGGTCATACCAGGGTGACTTTGGCTCCGGTGATCTCCGACAGGCGTTGCTCATATTCCGCCTTCTCGCGCTCCACTCCATCGGCAATGGCCGAAAAATACTCCGCCCTGGTGATCAGGCCTTTGTCGACGAGCAGCTTAGTCAGACCGCCAAGCTCGGCTTTCTCTAGGTCAATGCCGACACGTAAGTGCTTTGGCGTTGTGAATTTGTCGTTGTGGTTCATCAGCATGGCAATGCCGGATTGAACCGCGTGCGCCGCCTTGTGGTAACGCTCAATATCCTTGGCGATCTGCTCAATGTCGGGAATGCTGTCCCTGATTTCAACGATGTCGCTCATGTTTGCTTGGCCATTGTTCCGGTCAAGATGTAGCGCAACAGATGGTCAGCTGTCTCCTCCGCTGACCCTAGACTCACCGCACCATCAGGATCGTGCATCTTCACTGCCAGCTCGAGACAGCGCAGCCGCAAATATTTCTCTTGCTCGATCACGGCGGAGTCAATTCCTTCGTCATCGCGCCCACTTGCGTCTCGCCTGGTCACTCCGCGATCTCCCAATCGGAAGCCAACAAATCAGCCTGTGAGCACAACCACCCCGGCTGCCACTGCCCGGTCGCCGTCTTCATGGCGATGTACGGCTGGCTATCGAGCGGCTTGTCCTCACCGATCCACTTGGCGGTGCGATCATTGACCTTGCGCTCGGTGCCCTGCGTGTTGTAGGGCGGCAGCTGCAGGCGATCCATCAACACGATGAACATGCCCTTGCCGTTCCAGCCACGCCGGCAGACCTTGTGGCCGATCCACATCTGCTTCACGGCCCAGCCGATAGTTTCGCCCATCAGACCGCTCCCGCAGCCGCCGACTCGGTGGTCACATTGGCCGGCTGCTCGTGCTTCTTGGCCTGGCCGATCTGGTACGGCATCCACGAGCAATAGCGCTCGCCGACCTTAGCCGCATCGCCACCATCCTGCACCAGCTTGACGTGCGAACGGGTCCAGATCTGACCACCGTGGTCGACGATGTGCAGGTTGACGGTGCTGTCGGGCCAGACATAGACGACGTCGGCCTTCATCGCCTGCTCCGGGCTCAGCTCCGTCATCGACTTGTCCTGATCGCCGGGGGTGAACCAAACAACACGACCAATGGTCGGGGGGATGTGGGTCATCTCGTCTCCTTCGTGTTAAGGGGCAAACCAAACCAGCGCCACGATTGCAGCAACGAGGCCGACAGCAATCACCCAAAAGGCGATATAGCCAGGCCATGCCGACAACTTGTCGTTATCGTCCTCGGGGGGAAAGCGGAAGTCGTGCACTGGATCACCTTTCGAGTGACTTGGTGGACCGAGTGGGAATCGAACCCACCGCGAATGGCTTGCAAGGCCTCTCTGCACCCCAGCGCCCGGCCCAATGCGACCCGCGCGTGGTAGCTACTGACACGCCGGCCGCCCTCAGTCATGACCTGAGCTGCCGGAGCCTGTGGCTGGCCATGTCACAGCCCTTTGGACTCAAGCTCCGGCTCGGGTTACCCAAACCCAACGTGCCGGTGGTTGGCCGGATGTACTGGGCAAGGGGCAGCGAGAATCACATAGACGAGACAGGCACGGCCACGCAAGCGGAATTTCAGCTGTCCGCATTCCCTTGTAGCTCAGCCAGCAACGGCGATGCTCTGTATACCTCAACAAAGAGCCGTGGCACGAAAGCCATACGGGTCACCGACACCAACTCACCGAAGGCGTCTCGCACGCTATGCTCGATGCCGCCAGACATCGCCCGCAGCTCCTGCTCGATGGCATCGTAATCGGTCAGATCAAGGTCAAAGGCCCGCACCGGCATGATCGAGGCCACGCGCACGATCGCCGGCGCCGCGATGAACAGCGCCCCCAGGCCGGTGATGAAGCCACGGCGCGTAGTCATTGCTTCACCCAGCACTTTTCGCAGTAGTGCGACCAATCGTTGCCGAGCTTGCGCGATCTCCAGCCCTCGACCTTGAGCTCGGTCAGCGCTTCGGAGAACTCGGAGGTGCGTGTATCAAGCACCTCGGCGCACTCATCGCACTCGAACTGAATGTCACCGTGGACGCGAGTGATCATGGCGCCATCTCCACGAGCTGATCCGATCCTTGAGCAGCAGATACGCCACTATCCACGATATTGGCACCACCCGCAGCACCAACAGCCGCCATTTCTTGGCCCAAGTGTCCCGCAGTGACCATGGTGGCCGAATGCCTGCGCTACCCATCCGCCGATCTCTTCCTCATCACCTGACGAGCGCCAGTCGATCTCATCATCATCGTCGACCGGAACCTTGTCGCGGTGCTCCGGCTCCACCTCATCTGGGCATGAATCGCTCATTGCCCCCGAAACCAATAGCTGGAGATGCGCGCCGGCCTGGTCATGATCTCGAGCAGCTTCTTCTCCTCCGCCGACAACTCCTCCTTGAGCACGCGGCTGCGCTTGCAAGAGGCTGTCCGATGTAGCAGGGCCGCGATGCAGAGCATTATCAGCCCCGGTATCGCTGCCGGTAGGAATGCCAGCACGGCAATTTGCCAGAACACCAGGTTGTCGTCGACCCAAGCGCTCATTGCTTGCTGCCCTTGAGCACGCAAGGGATGTCGACCGAGCGCGGATCGTCCGGCCGCCCCGCCGTGGTGATCGCCACCTTGGTGTCGCAGATGTTGCATTTGACCAGGTAGTAGCCGCAGCGCTTGGCCGGATACGGCAAGGCCGTGTGACACGTCGGCACGCCGTCCCGCTTGCACCAATCGATGTCGATGCCGTTGGGATACTCCGGGTTGGGCTTGCACTGCGGCTCACGAAAGCCGTCGACCCACTCGACCTTCAAGTTCTCACACATCGCACCCCGCATCGGCAGCAGCGAGCGCCACCCGTGCGTCCTCCATCACCTCATCGAACAATCCCGGCTCGATCTTGTGCAACAGCTCCATGATGTTGCTCACCGCCGGCGCTCCCTTGCGGGCTGCCCGTGCATTGGCGATGGCAGCAGCCGCGGCCCACACCCGGCTTTCCTGGCTCATGCTCATGGAAGCAACTTCTCCCCCTTGGCGTCTGGCACCTTGCAGCGCTCTGGGTTGGCCAAGCGCCAGGCCGTGACATCGTCGATCAGCCGGGTCACCGCCTCCAGCTGCTCGTCGTCAGCTCCCATTGCGATCAGCTCGCGCCTGTACGCCGGCAACACCGCAGCAAAGGCATTGTCCTTGGCGAGGAACACCACCCATTCGTCATCCGGCACGATGCTGTGGTCCTTGGCCTTACGTATGTAGACAACGTCCGCATAGAACTTCTTATCCAGCTTCATCACGTTCCCCTTTCGCTTCCAACTCTCGCAACCGCTCCAACCACTGCTCGGTGGTGAACATCATCCGATGGCCGTGATCGTACTGATTGAGCAGATCGGCATAGTATGACTGCAGCTTCACCGAAGCATGCAGCGCCCTGAACACCAGGTCGACCGAGACCTTCAGTTCTTCCAGCTCTCTGCGGATTTCCCTTGCCTCCACAGCGATCGAGCGCCCTTCGCGCATCCGATCAAAGTCTGGTCCGTCCGTCCCACTCATCGTGTCGCCACCGTCACGATCAGATACAGCACCACCAACCCCAGCATCCACTCCATCACCCACCTCGCTTGCTCAACCGATCAGCGGCTATCCGAATAAGATCGGCAGCGGCCATTGTCTGTTGCACCGTCAGATCACTGGGGTTCATGTAGTCACGGTCACCATCAGCTCGCAGGATCATGGTGGCGATGTCACGTAGCCAACCAGCGATGTTCTCATCGAGCACCTTATCGCTGATCTCCACGGTCCTGTCGGCCATCGCACACACCTCTCAGCAAAAGCCCCACCGACCGGGCACTGCACAACCACGAACAATGGGATCGATGGGGCTCTCTCGTCTGCCTGGGAGAAGCTGCTGCTTCCCGTCAGGGCCTGCTCCCAGTTCCGAGGCTGGGCCCTCTGGTGGTTGTCTCGATCTACGAGACAGACACAAGATTGTTGCTTCTCGCCTCAATTGCAAGTTTTTTTTCTGGGGAGGGGGAAGGGTGGGGCGACTCCATTCAGCTGCACGCTGCCCATCGGCAAATCCGCGCGAGCGCGCGCTCAGTCCATGACCCGGTCCATCCCCTCTCACCACACCGATCCAACAACAACACCACCACACTGCAGTGTAAACACAATGCGTGTAGGTGAGCAGGATCAGCGATGTGGAGGTTTGTTTGAAGCGATCAGATGAAGTTGTAGGAGGAGGAAACCGAGGAGCAAGAAGCAATCAAACACCGCGAAATGTTGTAGGTCGAATGTTGTTGGACCCCATCACTCCCTGTTCTCCGCATCCCTTTATCGCGTCACTTGTGCTCTCGCATCCGCTGCCCGCTCGCCTTCGGGGGATCGGGTGACGCCCATCCATCGCCTATGCGGCCGCTTGTCGGCCGGCCTGTGGCCGCCTCTGCGCGGCCCCTCCTGCCTGTCTGGGGTTCCGCTGGCGAGGAGCCGCGCGCGAGACGATAGATGTCAGGAAACCTTGTCAAGTGGGGTCGTAATGCGTTGAAGGGAAAGAAGAAATAGCACCGGACGGAGACGTTCACAGCAAGATGAATAGTCCATGTCGCAACTAACGGCCGAACGATCCGGGAACGGGAGCGGAACCGCAGCGGTCCCGGCAACGACCCCGCGAAAGGCTGTTCACAGCCGTCTTTCGTGCAAAGTGTGACGAAGATTGCTGATCTTTACGGCTTTGTCCTGTTTGCCCAATGGGCAAGATAGAGCAAGATGCCGGCTCCTCGAAAGGGAGATCGGAGACACATGAGCAAGCGCAGCACGATTGAGATCGACGGCAAGGCAGACGCGGAAATGGCCGCGCATATCCGCAACCTGATCGAAAGCATGGAGATCACGGCCACACTGCAAGAGACCGTCAAGGGCGGCACCATCTACCTCGATTGCAATATGACCGACGGTTGGCGCGCCCGCTTCGAGAACGTGGCCGGGATGCCCAACGCGACCCTGCCGTTGCCGTTCACCTGGAGGACGCTGCACACCGTCGTCTACGCCGACATGGTGCACCGCTTCCCCACCGCTTGCGTGATCTGACATGTACCAAACAGCCAAGACTGTCGGTGAGATGCTGTTGGTGTGGAGCATGATCGGCCAGGGAATCATCTTCCTCGCCAAGGTCATCCTGTTCGTGATGGTGGTGAGCTGAATTGCGGCCTGTGGCGGTCTGCGGACCGTCATGGGGCGCAATCCCGCGTCAGACCACACCTCGAAAGGTGATCGAATGTATCAGTTGATGATCATGCAACCCGGTTCGCGTGCGTGCGAGCCGATGCGGCACCGCAATGGCACGCTGCGACTGTTGCGCACCGGCAAGGCCGCAAAGAAATTCGCCAGCATCGTCGGCAAGGGGACGGGCAGGAAGATCCAACCGCGACCGTTTGCAAGCTTCGATTGGCGAGCTCGCGAAGACGCGCGGTTTGCTGATGGCACATATCAATCGTTGCCGTGGCTATGCGAGACGTGGTGGGCCAACGCACCGGTCGCTAATCACTACGCGCACGTGTCGAGCAAATACCCTGGCCGCATCGCCTACACGGAAAGCGATGATAAGGGGCTGGCCGACATTCAGACGCCGATGAAGGCGGGGCGGTACCTGAAAAAGTTCTGCGGTCTCGATGACGCGACTGTGGCCAGATGGTCGGTGGAGTTTTCTCGGCAATTTGAAACCGGGTTACTGCAGTTTGCAGAGAGCAAGGAAGAGGTTGTTGATGTGTATCTGCGCGGTCCGTCATCGTGCATGTATCACGCGGCAAGCAACTACGGATCGCGGCCACACCATCCTGTGGTGGTCTATGCCTCTGGCGATTGCGCCGTCGCCTACATGGAACGCGAGGGGCGGGTGACGGCCAGGACCGTGGTGTGCAAGAGCACACTGCAGTTCGCCCGCATCTACGGCGATTACGAACGGCTGAATCCGTTGCTGAAAGAGGCAGGCTACCGCCAAGGCAACATGGTCGGCGCCAAGCTGCTGCGGATTCCTCACTTGGGGGGATTCGTCATGCCCTATCTGGACGTCGGCTTGCCGGTGCGCGACATGGGCGATCACTTCAAGATCAGCACCCCGAGCCTCGGCGACTATGACACCTCCAGCACCTCAGGCATGACCGGCAACTGGTCGGACAACCGGCGCCGTTGCGAGAACTGCGAGGAAGCCTATGCGGCGGACGGTGACGACTACTGCCCGCAATGCCGTGAGGACATGGACGAGGTGGACGAGGCGAATGTGTTGGCGGAGGACGATGAGGCGCCGTTGCCGATGGTGCGGGAAGGCTGCGGTTGCGCCGATTGCCGGCGTGGGCGAGGGGAGGCTTGATCATGGCTCACCTCGAATCGCTGGACACCCTGCAAGAAATGCTGATGTGGCGCCGGCCGGGGCGAACCCGGTCCGAACGCAAGTTCATTCATCAGTACATAGAACCGCTGGGCGTGATCCGCGACCTTGCGGGCAATCTCATAAAGCGGATCGGCACCGCGCCGGTGCTGTGGTCGTGCCACACCGACACCGTGCACGTGCACGGCGGCATCCAGCCGGTGGAGCGGGCAGGTGACGTGTTCTCGTTGCGGACGGCTAAGGACAGTAATTGTTTGGGAGCCGATGATACGGCTGGGGTGTGGCTTATGTGTAACATGATCCAAGCCAAGACCGAGGGGCTGTATGTGTTCCATCGCGAGGAGGAAACCGGGGGGGTGGGGTCCAAATTCATCGCCAAGCGGACCCCGGCCCTGTTGACTGGCATTGACTACGCCATTGCCTTGGACCGCAAGGGCTCGCGCGACGTGATCACGCATCAGTTCGGGCGCTGTTGCTCGGATGCCTTCGCTAAGTCGCTGGCGCAAGGGCTGAATGCTGATGGCATGGCCTACAAGCCGGACTCCTCCGGCGTGTTCACCGACACCGCCAACTACACCGGCTTGGTGCCTGAATGCACCAATCTGTCGGTGGGGTACAGAGGACAGCACTCGTCAGGCGAGACGCAGGACGGCGCGCATGCGGCCAGCCTGCTGCAGGCCTTGATCCATCTCCAAGTCAAAGACCTGGTGGTGGCGCGCAAGGCCGGTGACGATGATGATTGGTGGGCCGATGGTTGGCCGGACAGCATGGCTTACGGCAATGTGAGCAAGAGCAAGAGCTATCGGCATTGGTCGGACTACAAGAGCTATGATCAGCCGCGCGACGTGCTGTCGATCGTGCGCGACTATCCGGAGGCGGTGGCGGATTTTCTTGATCAGTACGGAGTGGACGAGAAAGAGTTGTGGGAATACGTGCAGAGCACCACTCATTTCGATCTGCTCTCCAAAGGAAAATAGGAGCGCCCATGCTGGACTAGACCTGTTGCGCCGCTGCTGGGAATTGATCCTTGCAGCGGCGATTGCGTTGATGCTCGGATGGTTGAGCAATCAAGTTTTTGGAAAGGGAATCGAGATGAGCAAAGCAGATGGTTTCAGGACAAGCGTAAACCGCGCTATGGCGTCGCTCTCGACAACAGACACGCGACGTCCGGCCATGACCGCCACGGACCTACTGGTCAAAGAAGCGATCGAAGCGTGGCCGCAGTTCGATGGCGACCGCGAGGTGAGCGGCGCCGATCTGGTCGAATGGTTCGAGAGCTGGCGCCGGCGCGCCAAGGCCATAGCCGGTCCCACATGAACGCGGAGGAGTTTCGGGAGGCCTTGCGCAAGCTGGGCCTCCCGCTCACTGCGGCGCGCACTGCGGCCCTGCTGGGCGTCAGTCCCTCCGGCTTGAGCAAGTACGGCTATGGCTACCGGCCGGTGCGCCCGTCGACCGCGCGGGCGCTGCAATTCCTGCTGATGCTGGATCGGCTCGGCTTGCCGCCGGCCGACGTCGCCAGCCGGCTCAAGATCATGGCCTGGAAAGCCAGGGAGCCAGGCAAGGCCGCGGAGCTCCGGCGGCGGCCAGGAGCGTCCTAAGCGTCACCGGGGGGTTTTGCTGGGCCCCGCCGGAAGGGTGCCTTTGGACCGTCCTAAGGCGCCTCGGGGCGTTTGTGGGAGCCCGGTAGGTCTCTGTGACCTTGCCCTTTTGGTGCGCTCCGCCAGGTCATAGTCATTCCCGGTATCCAGCCGTCGGAAGCTCACGTTCTCCACCGGAAACATCCGCATCGCGGCCTCTCTGCGGTACATATACTCCGGCACCAACGTCCCCGTGAACTGGTTGGTCGACATCCCCTCTGGGATCTCCATCAGCGGCGGTAGTTTCCGGCTGCGCCGGCGCATTCTCCCGATGGTCATATCTATTTCGCCCGTTCCTGCCGATGCTTACAAGTCGTTCCTCGACCAGATCGGCAAATGCCAACGATTCGGCCGCAAAGTCGTAATGCTGGTTGAGAGCCAATGTCACCTGCTCCACCTCGGCACGCAAGCGTGTTTGTGTTTTTTGTAGCTTTTCAATGAGATGGTCGATGTAGCTGAGGTTCTGCTCGAGCGCCTTCTCGAGCGCCCCCACCATCAAGGCACGGGTGCGGTGGGTGGGGCAGTCCGGCCGGGCGGGGGCCAGAGGGCCGACGTCGGCCAAAGCTGCATCAGCGGTGAATTCAATGGAGGTCGTTGCGTTAACTATTTGATCGGTCATAACGTTCACCTTTCGTTGCGTTTCCCGTGAAACATGTTTCACGGCTGCAGCTGCACCAGAGCCTTGGCGATGGTCTCTAGGGTGGTCAGCCTTTGGTCTATTTCCTTCAATGTTTCAATGAGCTGCGGGAGCGGTAGCTGGACGACGGTCTGACCCTGTTCCTGCTCGGCTGCGGCCAGGGCCACGCGCAGCCGGTTGATCATCTTGGCGATTTCAGAGGGCATTGATTCACCGTACACCCTTCCAATAGCCGGCATCCTTCGGTTGGTCGGGAAGGGCATCCCAGGCCTCCTGGGAGAGCCCCAGCTTGGCGCGGACGGTCTCTGGGGTCTCACTATGCGCCTGCCTCGGGTCCTTCCCTGTCAGCTTGAGATCGCGCAGGAAGCCCATGAAATCAGCCACCACCGCCTTGCGCACCTCGAGCGGCTCCTTTTCGGCCGCTTGGCGCTCACGCTCGCGCTCAGCCAACTGCGCGCGGCTGCGCTGGTCGTACTGATTGGCGTAGGAGGGAACGGTGCGTCCGGCCTTAGCCTTCTCACAGGCCTGGCGTAGATCGTAGCGTGTGGGTGGGAAAGGACAGCCGTCAGCTACAACGTCGACCGCAACCCGCGCATCGATTTCCTCGTACATCGATAGGATGCTGACCAGATTCGAAAAATAACCCTCCGGGTCGTGCACCTCCTTAAGATTTGGGTAGCCGCTCAAGAGCTTCCTGATTAGGGCTATCGCAGCTTCCCGTTGGATTGATGATTTTGTCCCAGGCGCGCGCGGTGCGCTCAATTCTGTCCTCGCGTGAGAATGGTCGTGGGGGTTGCCTGTGGTAGCCATTCGAACCTCCGTTGATTTTGAGAAGCCCACCGATCCATTCAGTGGGGTTTTGCTTGGTTGACGCGGTCTCGATGGCCGCGCGCGCCAGCGCAAAATCGCCGTGCTTGGCGCGCAGCACGCGAACAATCAGGCCGCCGGCGCCTTTGCCAAGAACCTGCTTCCCACGCACAAACAGCTCGCGTTCGAGATCGGCAGGAGTCGGGTCGCCGGATGGCGACGGGGCGGCGGAGCCGCCTCTTGGAAAATCCGGAGGATTTTCGTGGGGGGTGGAGAGGGAAGAGGGGATAGGGGTTATAGGGGGAAGGGGAGAGGGGGGAGGAGGGGGTGTGTGATCACGGTGATCACGGTGATCATCACATTGATCACTAACCTCCACTGATACCTTTCTGCTGCGCCATTTCTGTGTCGCTTGCCTCACCTGAGTACGGCGGCGATCGATACGCTCGCGCTCCTCGACTTCGCAGACGCGGGCGATCAGCTCGGCTGATGCTCCTGCCTCGCGCAACATCTCGACTGTGATCATGGGGAAGCTCCGCTGCATCGGAGAGGGCGGGCGGGTCGGCACCGAATTGCAGTCGGAACCGGACCCGCCCGAAGGGTGACCAGGAGCTACCCGGTCGATGGTCATGTAGCAGTACGCTGATGCAACAGCAATACTCAACCATCAACTATTTGTTGGTCAAGCCGCTGCCGATAGCGGGTGTGTCATCGATCCGACACAAGACCGCTGAGGTTGCGCTTCATCTTACGTGTGAGCCGATCGCGCTTATGTTGCTCATCCGCAAAGCCCTTTTCCCAAAACTTGCGATAGTCGACCACCAGCGGATAAGGACACGATTCCATCGGTAGGCCGATCTTGCAGGCCGCGGCGCCGCGCTGGTAGGCCACCATCAGCGCGCGCTGGCGGGTGCGGATCATTTATCGTCAGCTTTCTCACCGTGAGCGCGCAACTTTTCTTTGGCGTCATTCTCGTGTTTCGTAAAATCAGCCTGTCGCGTCTTATAGAACGGGTCTTTCCCGTTGGCGTATTGTCGATGAATTGAGGCGCAAACCGACCAAGCTATTGCGGCCTCTTTCCACCCATCTCTCACTCGCTCATTCATCGAATTCATCTCACTTTGCGTGCCAAACAGACAGGCGTTTGTGGTAGGCGCAGTAGCGCTCGGTCTCACCGTTGATGCGGTCAGTGTCGCAAAACAGATACGGGCCGGTGCCGTAAGGCCAGTGGCAGCAGTGGCCGTTGAGCTCGAGGAAGCCGAGCATACGCGGCTGCGGAGCGTCGATCTCGACAGCGATGCGTGGCCTCTCAACTGGCGGCGGTTTGGGTGGTTTGGGTTTGGCTTTGCGGTTATAGGGAATGTGGCCTATGGGCCATTTCGGTTGCCGCAGCCAGGTGATACGCGGGTTGGCGCGGGTCGCCTGGCCGATGACGATGTTCTTGGTGCAACCAAGTTCCATCGCCGCCTGCATCGAGGTTAAGCCTTTGGCAGCCAGCGCGCGCAGCTGCTCGATCTTCTCCGGAGGCCAGAGTTTCCAGGCCATTGCCGCCCTCCCACATCACCGGCATGCACAGTTCCGACGCCTCGCCCAGCTTGCCGCAGAAGCGACAGCGGAAGGTCTGGCGGAATTCATGACTTCTTGTGATCATCCTGCGTGTTCCTTTCGACAACAGCAAACGATTCGCGCTCCACCTCGCGCTTGGCCTCCTCGACCGCCTTGTAGAAGGCGGTGATGTCCTTTCCACCATCTGATTTTGCCATCATCTGGGCGGAGATCACCGCCGCCGCCGCCGCGATGGCCTCGTCCGGCGTGTGCGTGCAGGCAACGCTCGACATGGCGCAGCCCAGGCGATGCCGCTCGCAGCACGGCGAATCGAGCGCCGCGCACAGGCTAAGCATGACGCCAGCGAGGATCTTGCGCACCATCCCCTCACCGTGCCGTTCGCCCATCTGGTGGACGCTGGTCACCAGCATCATCACCAACGCCATCTGCATCACCAGCAGCGGTGTCTTTTCCTCGTCCACGAGCAAAGAGAGCTTGTCGGCAAGCGCCTTTGATCGTTCCTGATCATCTTTGAACATCTGGCGCAGCTCTGGGCTAGCCTGTTCGAAGGTTATGACAATCGGCATCAGGTTTCTCCCTTGTAGCGTGGTGGAGCTTTCGGATTGTCCACGAAGTAGCTGCAGGCATTTGCGTAGTCGGGAACCGGCTTGGTCCTCATATTCATCATCATGCTTGCCTTGTCGCAAGGACCAGCCTTGATCACACCACCAGCAAGGTAACCAACAAAACTCCAATGCTGGCACTCGCGGCACGTCTTGCCAGCAACAGCCCCACCCCAGCTCGCCTGCCCCGGATAGGTACGGGCGCGCTCGCGCTCCAGCTCACCGGTCAGCGGCAGCGGTGAGGCCAAGGTCTTTGGCCCTGCGTTTCTTTTGCGCATGATCCTTCACCAGCTTGCGGAGAATGTACTTGATGCCGATGCGCGCCGCCGCCGTTCGCGGCGGACCGCATTTCTCCCAAACTCTATAGGTGTGATGGGAGATCTTGAAGTGATAGGCGAACTCGATTTGCGTCTCGCCACGGCGATGGCGCAAATTGCGCATCCGTTCCGACAGCTCATCGTAGCGCGGATGCGGGACTTTTCCGAACTTATTTGGAAGCTTTCTCATTCACGACACTTGACATTGTGTTGATGTGGTGCATCTATGACCGATCGAAATCAATCGGTCAAGGAGAAAATCGTGGCTGATTTTGCAACGGAGTTGTTGGACGGAGACTGGGCGGACAAGAAGGCGGTCGACCTGGTCAAATTGGTGCGGAGCGGCAAGTTTGCCGCTATCGTCGATCTGCAACGCATCGTCGCGCACGAGCTGCGCATCGCCTTCTATTCCGGTGGCGCTCAGGCTTCGCGCCGGATCGCCAACGATCTCAAGCCTGGCGCTGAAGTCGTTACCCTGCAGGAGGTTCACGATGGGTTTGAGCACTGAGCAGCGGGCGCAGCGCGAAGGCAAGCTGACTGCCTCGCGCGTGGCGGTGCTGATGTCGGGCGACAAGGAAGGAATTCTCAGGCTCTATCGCGAGATGATCGGCGAGCTGCAGGAGGAGAACTTGGACGATGTGTGGCCAGTGCAACTTGGTGCTGCTACCGAACAGCTCAGTCTCGATTGGTACGAGCGTCGGAATAAACGCTTGCTCATCAAGCGCGGCGAGGTGGTCACCAGTAAGCGCTTCGAGTGGGCCGCTGCCACACTGGACGGTTTTGACCCCGAGCTCAACTGTCCGGTCGAATGCAAGCACGTCGGCGGCTTTGAGCCAACGGTGGTGATCATCGATCGTTATCAGCCGCAGATGCAATGGCAGATGATGTGCACTGACACCACCTCCTGTGCGCTCTCTGTTATCGTCGGCGCCAAGGAACCGGTAGTGGACTTCATCGATAGCGCGCCGGCCTACATCGCTGAAATGGTTGATCGAGCCGAGCATTTCATGATGTGTGTGGCTTTGCGCGAGCCGCCGGTGCAGCTGCCACAGATCATGCCGCCGGTCGATCCGACCGCAAGCGTCGATATGAACGGCAACAACAGGTGGGCCGCCAACGCCAACTGCTACATAATGACCAAGGAAGATCGAGACAAATTCGAGGAGGCGAAGAAGACTTTGAAGGCAATGGTGCCGGAAAACGCCCTACGCGCCTACGGGCACGGGCTGATGATCTATCGAGATCGGCGCAGGGCCCTACACGTTCGAGAGGAGTCGTGAAATGCCATCTATGATCCAAGGAAAGAAAGTGCGTGACGCCAAGTCGAAGCTGATGATCAACATCGTCAAGCGCGACGTCGACAACGCCGCCAAGATGGACCCAGGCAACTGCGCCATCTCGCGTGCGGTCAAACGCTGTGCCCACGCCCACCAGGTCATCGTGCACAGGTCGCGGACCTATGTGCAGATGAATCAAGGTAGCGACTGGTTGCGCTATGAGACCCCGGAAAGCGCCGCTCGCGAGCTGATCTCGTTCGATCGTGGTGCCGGCTTCCAGGAGGATAACTACACCTTGCGCCCGGTGCGACCTTCGGCCAGAGAAGGAATGTTGAAGGACCGAAAGCGAGATAGGGGCGCCTATACCGGCAAAAAGCGCACCCCGCATCATGTGCTCAAGGGCGTGCGAGCGAGCATCAAGTCAGGGATATGACATGAACGATCCACAGCCGCAGTCTCAGTCGGTGTTTCAGTTGCCGGTGCCTGTCCAGCCACAGGTACCCATAGCCTTCAACGCTGAACAAATACAGCTGATCAAGGATCAGGTGGCTGTGGGGGCGACAGACAGCGAGCTGAAGCTGTTTCTCTATCAGTGCCGGCGGACCGGTCTCGATCCGCTGGCACGGCAAATCTATTTTGTGCCGCGCTGGGTCAACGTACGGGACGAGAAAGGCAAGTGGACCAGGAAGCGCAAGATGACGATCCAAACCTCGATCGATGGCTTTCGGCTGATCGCCGAGCGCACCGGCAAGTATGCCGGTCAGCTCGGTCCTTATTGGTGCGGCCTGGATGGAGTGTGGCGTGAGGTGTGGCTGGATGCGGAGCCGCCGGCGGCGGCCAGGGTGGCGATCCTGCGGCCGGATTTCCGCGAGCCGTTGTGGGCGGTGGCGCTGTGGAACGCCTACGTGCAAAAAACCGACAAGGGCATCACCAAGCAGTGGCTGCAGATGGGGCCGCTGATGATCGGCAAGTGCGCGGAGGCCCTGGCGCTGCGCCGCGGCTTCCCGCAGGAGCTGTCCGGCCTCTACACCGACGATGAGATGGCGCAGGCCAGCGCCAGCGATGAATCGGCCGAGCCGGTGGCGCGCGAGGACGTCATGCGCCCTACGTCGCCGGGTCCTGGGACGAAAGAGGCCGATTGGCAAGCGGCATCTGTATCGGCCCCTGGCTCGGCTGGGACAGCTTCGACCACGAGCACGACCACTGACAAAAACCCAACGCTTACCATCCCTGAGGTGCAGGAGATCGAGCGCATGGCGCGCCAGGCCGCGGACAGCGGCAGCGAGGCGCTGGGGTTGTATTTCAAGACGCTGCGGACGCTCAACAAGCAGCTCGTATTCAAGGGGTTGGCCGGCGAGCTGGTCAAGCGCCGCAACGCTGCGGATCTGGCGATCGCGGCTGCGGCGGAGGCGCAAGGCGAAGCCAACAACGAAGCGCAGGAAGCCAAAGAGTGGATCGACGAAGAGACCGGAGAGGTGCACAGCGCATGAACAAGCACGACGCCATCGGTGACAACACCTGCGACACTTGCAAGTTCTGGCACAATCCAAATGGCGAGCCGGCGGGGCTGTGCATGAAGAATCCACCGACGCCAATCATGGTTGGAATGCAGCCGATGCCGCTGCCGGCCATTGTTGACCCCAAGAAAGCGCCGCAGCAAATGGCGATGCCGATCGTGCTGGGGTTTCATCCGCCGCGCGAGCCCAAGCAAGGCTGCGGCGAACACCTGCGGCTAGGCTATGGAATCGGCGTATGGCCACAGCAGCGTCTCGACCAATAACGATAACTGTGTCTTGGGATGACGAGGTTGAGGTCTGGTATGTGTCGTACACAACTGTGCCTGGCCTGCACATCGAGGCGGAGACGCTGACCGGTCTCTGCGAAAAGCTCGGTGGTGCGCTCGAGGATTTGCTCAGGCCTGAGTGATGGATTTAGCCAATGGTGCGGTTGCAAGTGATGGTGCCGGCGCGGCTGGAGGAGACGGTCTATGAACAGCTGCGACGCTGGCGGCTGGTAGGACTCCAAGTCTCGCTAGTTCTGACACTAGAAGCAACAGATCAGGCTGTGTTGAAGTGGCTGGCTCAACCCAAGAAGCAGCCGCAGCATTCGCGGCCGCGATTTGCGCCGGCGTCGCCGCGGCCTGGAATTGGATCGTCCCGTCGGCGGAAACGCCGTCGATTGGCGCCAAAGCAGCGATAGCGGCATGAAACGCCGTCAGGTTTTTGATCACAGCCATATCGATGCCATCAGTTGATTGGTTGTCTGGGTGTCGAAAGTACAGACAGAGCCGTCCGTCTGCTCTACGGCATTGATGTTAGCCAATCCGGTTATCGAAAACTGATAAGGGACGCTGGCGCTGCCGATGACGGCAAAGGCCGTCGCTGCCTCTAAGTGGCTGAGAGCATTGAAGGCATTGGTCACACCAACGCCTATGCCGGTGGCAAGGCTGCTCCCGCCAGACGCAGCCGTCTGAGAGACATTGTTGTAGACGGCTACGATTGCTCGCTCTGAATCAGATTGGATGAACTGAATATTGTTTCCGCCAGAGGCTCTTGCTTGGCGAACAGTTGTTGAATTGTATGTATAAGACGCACCCGTGTCTGTGACAATCGTGGTCTGGAGTATTTTGTTGTAGTAGTTGCAAAGGAAAAAAGTTGCAGCGCCTCCGCCAGAAGCGCTTGAGCCGAATGTGTAAAATCCCTGACCATTAGTTGGTGAAGTGGCGAATGTGCCGAGAAACGTAGCCTGGTTGACCGGAACAAGTTGATTTGATCCACCAGCTGCCCCGTAGCGGATGTTTGTCAGCGCTCCGGCATTGGTCAAAAAACCACCAAACACACCAAGACTTACGTTGCGCGTTGTCGTGTTTGTCCACTGGAACGTGCCAATTGCCGGGACGCCAGCCAAAAGAAAGGCAAAAACATCATAAAGCGTGTTGGCTGGAAAGTTGACGTTCCCAGCCATCGCAATCGAAAGGCCAACCTGATCCGAAAGCGACGATGTGAACTGGTACATCTGAATGTTTGAGCCGTTGTAGATCGGCACAAACGGATGAACGTAAGGGGCGTAATAAAGCGTCTGCGGGGCAACTTGGGTGGAAAACATCACCGGCGTTGCTGACTGGAGTGTCAGCCGTCCGCCGGGTTGGTACCAGGTGTTTCCAGCGGTCACCGGAGCTGATGGCGATTCAAGAAAGAAGCCGCCAAGGCCGCCGTTGAGCGCCTGGCTGAAAGTGAGGATGTACTGGGCGCCGATGACGAGATCGCCGGTGGACACCTGGGTGACGCCATCGGCGTGATAGACGGTGAGGAAGCCAAGGCCGTTGTATTGTGCGGTCACTGGCCCGGTTGAGGTGACGATGGCGCGGAAGCGATAACCGCCAAGCTCATTGTAGGAAGAGAGCGCCGGACAATTGACCAGCGGCGTCAGCGAGATGGCATTGGTGCCGACCGCAGAGCATGGAATGGAGATCTGCGCCGCCGTTTGATTGAACATCGTGTCGAGAGCCGACATCGGCTCCGGCGATGTGGCGTTGCCGAACGGATATGGCGGATTAGGCCAGGCCACGGATCAGCTCACGAGAACGGCGTTGATCTGGCAGGTGTCAGTAGTGGAGATCGCGGCGTTGTCGATCACCTCCACGGTGCACCCCGGAGGAATCGGAAACTCCAGCGGGATCGGCGAATAGAAGGTGATCGGCGGGCCGGCATTATTGGACAGCGGCACCGCTCCGCCGAGATAGCCATTGAGCGTGGTGGAGGCGACCAGCGCCGTGGCAATCGTGGTCTGCCACAGCACCAGATTGTTGGCATCCTTCACCAGAACGCTGATGGTGCGGTTACCCGCTGACGCACTTGCCACCCACTGGAAAAACAGCGCGCACAGCAGACACCACTGGGTTGTCGGCAGCACCAGCACTGCTGCATTTCCCGTCGGGTTGGTGACCGCTACGACTGCCGCCGTCGCTCGATTGGCCTCGATCGGTGTCCCCAGACGCGCGGACATTGGTTACCTCCTGCCCCGGCGATGCCGGCGTCCCCTTTTCGATTTTCCGGCTTTTCGCATGGCGGCGGCGATGGCTTGATTTCTTGGGTGGCCGGCGCGTGTCATCTCCGAGATGTTTCGGCTGATCGTCGGTTGTGACTTGCCGGAGTGGAGCGGCATCAGTCGGCCGGTCGACCGGACCGCCCCCCATCGCCTGCTTTGAGAAACAGCAGCGTGTGGACGGTCGTAGGATCGCCCAGCACACCCCCTTTCAAATCGCGTTGCTTGCCGATGTCAGGCTGGTCCTCGGGCATGGCGCCCTGGAACATCTCCGGATTGAGCTCCAGATGCTTGGCGAAGCTCATCCCGTCGGAATCGCCCTTGCTCTCCTGGATCGTTATCGGCGCGGCGCCGACATTCATGCTGTGCTCGAGCGGCTTGAGCATCCACGACACCGCCAGCACCGCGGTCCAGAAACCAACAGTTCCCCAAAAATATTTCATCGGCATCACGATTTCCTTTCGTCTTGTGTTTCAACAACTTCCTCATCGTCACCAATGTCGAAGATGACATGCGGGATGGGCTTTTGCTTGTCGTGCATCACCTGCACGGCAGGCGGATCTTTCGGGTGTGGCACATGATAATCGACAACGCGAACGTTGCCGGTCTTGACGTTGCGTATATGGACTTCGCGGATCATCCAAGGAACCAGGGCGGAAAGTCTACCGTCAATTGGATGGCAGACGGAAAGTCTGTCGAAAACGAAGACGGCAGACCAGTTGTCAGGTCGATGTTCATCAGAAAATTAAAACTATTCGCAACAAACACCAATCTCGTGGCTGACGTTCCGTTCGTCCAGTAGAAAACTCGCCCCTTCTCTGTGATCGAGTGAGCCGTGGTTACGAAATCAGCGTAACTCTGTGGATTGAAACCGACGCTCATGGGAACTCCAAAAGCGTGATGTTCGGCGTAGCTGATGCAGAAACTGCGTTGATCGCCTGACCGATGCCGCTGTTGAGGCCGATCGGATACGAATAGCAGCTGGTGACCCCAGAAGCGATCGCCGGCAAACCAACTCCGACACCTCCAGCCGTTAGCGGAACGACAGGAGAGGGTGCGAAGTACTCGACAATGGCCGACGGATTGCAGATCGTAAGACCATGTCGAGTTGGGTTAGTCCCCAACACCTGCGCCGAAGTGGTCGAGAGCGCCACGCTGGTCGCGTTAGGGCCAAGGCCGGTTGGCTGCGCATGGGCCGACTTGATGACGTGAGGCCCGTCATACGTCGCAGCCAAGAAGCCGCAGCCAACCGAGAAAAGCATCCCAGAAAGAACGAGCCACCATTTACGATCGTTCATTTTAACCTCCTCCGGTCATGCCGGCTTTCCAGTAGATCAGCATCATCGGCCAAAACACGGAAGCCGAAAACACGCCGGCGGCGATGATGCGGTGGATTTCCGGGTCCCAGATCACTCCCGCCCAGATCAGGCACGCGGTAATCAGCGCGATCAGACCGAGCAGGCGGGCCGAAAGCACGTCCAGCGCCGCCTCGATGACCGCAGGATAGTCCTTTTTGGCAGCCGCTCCAGAGACAGGCAGGGGAGGCAGCGGCACCGCCGGCGCCGGCTGCGGGATAGGCTGGATCATAACCTGGGGGCCGATAGGCGCCGTTCCCTTGATCTCTTCGGCCACGAAAGACCCCCGTCCGGATGCCAGATGCACGACCTTGGGGCCGTCGACCAGATCCTCCTCCTTGATGCCTTCGGGAAGCGCATCGGTCATTTCTTGAAGAAGCTCCCGTCCTTGTCGCCACCATCCTCGAGCTTGTGGCGGATCATTAGCACCTTGGCCCCTACCTCGATAGCTTTAAGGCGCTCGCCAGGCGTCAGCTTCTTGTTTTCGAGCAGCGCCATCACCTCCTGTTCCACCTTGACCAGCAACCGATCACGGATTGGCTTGGTCAAGGTCTATTCCTGATGGGTTATCAAGCATTTCGGCTGCTGATGCGGCGTCGGGTGGACGCAGGCCGCGCCGTTGCTGCTCCTCCTTCTGCCGGCCGGCCTGGAACGCCGCCGGCGCCAACCGGCGCAACGGCTTCATGGCGCCGACCACTCGCCCGGCACCGTGCAGTGCCTCCGCGGTGATGCGCGGCGAGTGCGCCGCCATCAGGGGAATGAGGTAGGGGTGGTTGAACAGCAACAGCCCGCCGGCCTCGCCGGTCATGAACAGCCGCGCCATACCGTGCGGCATCATCCCGCTCATCGACAGGCCGGACAGCTCCTCCATCAGGTTGGGAGCGCCGGCTTGCGTCAAGCGCTGGGCAAGCTCCTGGCGGCGGCCGAAATTGGTGTTGACGTTGTTGCGCAGCGCCGACAGCAGCTTGCGCATGGCCGTGTCGGTGGTGGCGTTCTTGCCCATGCTCATGGTGCGCCGCAGCTCATCGAGCAGGCCGGCGGCCTCCTCGTAGGAACGCATGATTCTGGCGTATTCCGGGTCCTGCCGGATGATGGTGGAGCGAATGGCGTCGTAGGCCATTGTCTTCACCTTTTCAGCGGAGGTGCCGGGGGTGGCGGTGATCTCGCCGATCTTCTTCTTGAGAATGTCGAAGCCCTCGACCGTGTGGAACTGCGACGGCGGCAGCTTCTTCCAATGATCGACGATGTCGTTAATCTCATCGCGCACCGCTTCGGTTTCGGCGCTGATGACTTGCGTCGGCCCCATGCCGGAGCGACCGCTATAGGTCGAGACGTCATCAATGTCGCTGAGCGCGCTGTCAACGTCGGTCCAGGCCAGCGCCACCGGGCTCTGGTTGAGCCGCCGGATGTCGCGCGCATATTCGAACTTCTGCATGGCGGAGATATTCGAGGTGGCATTGCGCGCCTTGTCGACCACATCCTTGATGTTGGTCTGCCCGCGCATGTTGGCGCGGAAATCCGCCCCGGTTTGCCCGCCAGCATAGCCAGAAGTGGCCGCGCGCCGCACCGCCTCGCCGCCCACATTGGTCACCGGTCCGCCGATGATCTCGGAAGCCACATGCCCAGCCGGCTTGAGCGCCTTGGCACCAAGAGCGACCGGATCGGTGGCGCGCGCCGCAGTCTCGAGACCACCCGCCGCGGTTCCGGCAGCCCGCCCGACCCGGCTTGCTGCGCCTGCCAGCTGCTCGCCCTCGCGCAAGCCGGCACCGGCCCCGCCCAGCATCACCGAGGCGTCAGCCAGGAAGCCAACCGGGTCCTTGGCCAGCGTCTTCTTGACATTCTTCCAGCTGCCGTAGCGGTCCTTGAGCATGCTCCAGGCGGCATCGGCGTACTTCTCGTCGGCGCCCTGCGGTCCACCGATCATGGCCCGGGTCAGCTTTTCGGCCATGCCGGAGCCGAGCGCTTCCACCGCCTCCAGGGTTGACCCCATGTGGGTGGCCAGCTGCGTGGTGTCCTTGACGAATTCAGCGCCGCTGCCCGGAATATTGGTGACTGCCTCACCAATGGCGCTCGGCAGGGTGCGGTCCTCGTCCGCCAGGCGCTCCTGCAAATGCGGCCGCACCTTCTCGTAATCCGCCTTGAGCTCCGCCGGCAGCTTACCGGCCTGGTAGACCGTCTCCAGGTCGCGGGCGCGCTGCGCATTGAAATCGGCGTCGGCCATTTAAAGCCCCAATCGCTTCATGGCATCATCCACACCGGAGCCGCCTGCACCACCACCGGCTGGAGCCGCCGGAGCATCGGGGGCGGCAGAGCTGCCACCGATCTGCTTGTGCAACGGGTCCAACTGCTCGAAGGCGCTCATGCGGTAGCGCACCAGGCGCTGTATTTCCGACAGCGAGGCGTTCATTTGATTGACGCCATAGTTTTGGTCGATCTGCTGGTTGGTCAGAGCCCATACAGATTCGGTTGGCGCATAGCCGCCCTGCGCCAAGGTGGCGAACTCTTCCTTAGCGTATTGACCGCGGTCAAGTAACGGGTGGCAAGCTGACCTTCCGGGCTGTTTCCCCTGCTTTGCATCACGCTTGCCAATTCAGCTTTGTTGAGCAGCGGCACGCCGCTTTGCTTCAATTGCTCGGACAACGCCTTTACTTCGTCGATGGTGTTGACCACCGACGTGGCCGTGGCCTTGAAGCGGGTGAGCTGCGGCCCATACAGAGACTGTATCTGCTTGGTGGCGGCAGCCCATTCGAGCTGCGCCTTGGAAAGATCGAACTTGTCCTTGTTGAGCTTCTTCATCACGTATTGGTTGGCGCGGTACTTGCCGAGATTAGCTGGCGTTGGTGGCGCCAAGCCGCTCTCGACCATATCAGCCTCCGCATTAGCGTTGTTGACCAGGTCTTCCTGCTGCTGCACCTTCATTTGGATATTTGTAGCGCCTTGGCGCAGGCGCTCATCAGCGTTGTTCATGTTGTGCTGCATCTGCTTCTCGCGCTCGTTGAGCATGGCGAGCTGCGTGTAGTTCTTCTGTTCGGCAAGATTGTAGGTGATCTCGTCTGAATACTGCGTGGCCACCAGCTTCATAGAAGCCAGCTTCATATCCATCGACATTTTCTTGTTCTTGAGGATCAGCTCATACTGATCTAGCTTGGCCTGGTTGTCGGCCTTCATCTGCTCGGACGCAGCCTTCCACTCCTCGATCTTGCTTTGAAACACCTCCTTCTTGCCTTCGGTGAAGCCCTTGACGGCGCCGGCAAAGGCAGTGAGCGCCACGGTGGCGTTATTGCGCGCCAGCCCGCCGGCAACGGCCGCCAGCACCGAAGCGAATTGCATGTATTCCATCACGCCCTGGCCGAGCTGCGCCTTGGGCGCCTCGGGTGATTTGCCGAGCTGCGGCACCGGCACGCTGTTGATGTCCTTGGCCGAGGCATCGAGCTGGCCCACCATCTTGGCGGTGTTAGCGCGCTCGCCTTGCATCAGTCCTTCGCCGGCGTGCTGTAGGCTCTGCAGCACCGGATCGGTCAGCAGATTGCTGCCGCCACCCCCACCGCCTCCCCCCGAGCCTGCCGGGTTATCAGAAAGCGACGGTGGGGCGGCGGTTGCTCCCTGCATCCACTCCGGCAAGCCCGCCGGCGCAGGATTATCGAACATCGTCCCCGCGCGCTCATCGAACGTCTGCGTGTCGGCGTCGGCCATGTTTCACCTTATGCGGCTGCTGCCGCCGGCACGTTGTTGTTGGCGGCCAGCTTACTGGCCCCAAGACCAGCGATAAGTCCAAACGCCTGCAGGGCGGACCCAACAGCATTCTGGAAGTTGGTGTCCTGTTGAACTTGAAGCTGTGCTGCCTGCATGAGCAAGGAATCGAACTGCGCAGAGACATTCGCTGATGTCGATACAGCCGCGTTGGCAGCGGTAGCCGCCTGGAAAGCGGTCGAGATCAGCTGGTTGACCATCTGCGTCTGCTGCGCCAGCGCCTGCTGGTCGATCTGATTCTTGCCCTGCACCCACTCGGATGACGTCTCCACGTTCGGCGAACCAGGATTCTGGTTGGCGATCTGTTGCCTCAGCGCGTTGTATTGATTCTGCTTCCAAACATCGATCGAGGCTGCCTGAGCCGGGCTAATTTGAAAAGAGTTCGCAAGATTGAGGTCTGTCGCCGCCGTCTGCTGAAAGAGCGGAAGATTTTTCGTGGCTTCGCCCTGTAGCTGCTGCAGATTTGCTTGCGCATTGCCGATGGCCTGGTTGGCTTGTGGTGGGATCGGTGCCGGCCCCTTGAGCAGGTTATAGCCCAGAAGCGCGCCCGGAATGGCGAGCTGCGCCAGCGGATTGGAGGCAATGCTGCCGACCTTGCTGCCGACGCTGCCGAGACCGGAAATGGCGCTATCGACCGCTGACGGAGCTGCCGCAGCGGAAGCGCCGCCGGCCTGCGCCAGGGCCACCTGGGCGTCGGTGGAAAGCCCGCCCTCAGCGCCCAGCTGGCCGATCGCCGGCGCGTTGGCGCTGGCCGCCACTTCCGACATCGGCGAGCCGCCGAGCGCGGTCTCGGCGCTGGTCGCCTCCGCCGGCGCGGTAGCCTCGGTGGTGCCGAGCGCCGCATTGAGGTTTTCCGGGCCGGTGGCCAGATCGGAGATCGGCGAGGACACCGCCCCGACATTGGCCGCAGAAGGCCCGGCGGAGATGCCTGCGGACGTCCCTGGTGAGGCTGCCGAGCCCAGCCCCTGCGTAGTGGCGGCCGCATCCGCGGGCGTGGGCGCGAAGTCCAGGGCGTTGGCGACCCCTCCACCGCCGACGCTGGTCCCCAGGTCGGCCTCAGCCGCGATACCGACATCCGCCGGGATATTTGCCAACGCATCGCCGGCCGGAAGCGCGGCGCCGAGATCCGCGGTCCCCAGGCTGGTCAGCTCCGGGGCAGCGGTGGCGCCGATATCGGCCGCAGTCCCGGCCGCGAGCTCGCCGGCCGCGAATTCACCGGTATCGGCCAGCCCGCCTAGGGCACCGGCGGCCAGGCCGGCATCCGCGGCCGCTCCAATGTCCAGAGCGCCGGCACCGGCCGCAGCACCAAGGTCCGCCCCAACGGCGCCGCCGATGTCGGCCGCCACCTCGCCGCCGCCAAAGAACAGGCTGCCGAGGTCGAGAGCGCCAATACCGAGATCGAAGGCCATGTCAGCCTATCCCCTCGTTGGGATTGATGTTGCCCGGCGGCAAGGTATCGACCGCATTGTTGAGGGCAGCAAACATGCCCTCGTTGGCGTTAAAATTGCCCCCAGCGGCTCCATTCGGGTCGGTGGCGGGTCCCAGGATAGGCACCGGTCCCTGCACCCCGCCCGGCAACGACGTTCCTGAGATCACCTCGTTGGTGCCACCGCCAGGGTGGCCGGAGTTGCCGAACAGCCCTTGTTCCGGGTTGAAGTTCCCCCCGTCCCCAGAAAACGGGCTCAGGAACGGAGATGGTGTTCCTGCCGGGGGAGTGCCGGGCGGCGTGCCGACCGGGGGGATGGGCGTAACGATGCTTTGCGGGCTGACCGGAGGGGGCCCGCCTGAAGTGGGCGTGGTGCCACCCCCGCCGTCGGGCGAGCCGGCACTGTTGAGCGCCGCCAGCACATCCGGGGTGGTGGAGGTGCCAACGCCTTCGTTAGGCGGGTTGGAGACCACGTCAGGTCCCACCGGGCCGGACGGGCCAGGCGCCGGCGTGCTGGGGGCGGCTTGAGTTGCGAGCGGGTCGCTCTCCTGGTTCTGCTGGCGGTTCGCCGGCAGATCTTGCGCGGTGAGCGGCTGCCCTTCGGCCACGCTCGGTGCCGTGAACGATTGGGTCTGCACTGACGTTGGATTTTCAGTGGCCGGCACGCCCCCCATGTTATTGCCGGGGCCGGGCGCGTTGGCGAGCGCAGCCGCAACCGAGGTGCCGGCGTTGGAGATCGTGCCGCTCGCGGGCGTGTTCTGCGCCCAGGCCGGCGGCCCGGAGGCGTCCACGACGCCAGGTGGGCCGCCGGGTTGAGCTCCAAACGGCGCGCTGCCGACCGGCATGGCGTTGGGCATGTCGCCGGTGGTGTTGAAGGCGCCTGGTATCGTCGCCAGCTGCTCGTTGAAGCTGCCGGGCGCGGCTGTGGCTGGCGCCGGCGCGTTCGGGTTCTCGATGCCGAGAACATCGCCAATATTGCCGGCGGTCGCCACCTGCAAGCCACCCACCGGAGCGGCCCCTTGTGGCTGTTGCTGTCCCGGAGGAGCAAATCCAGGATCGAAGAAGCTGTCCGGACCGGTCATCGGCTGCGCGCCGTTGAGGCCAGGCTGCAGCGCGTTGTTGATGTCCCCCTGCGTCATCGGCCCGGAGAACTGCCCAGGCTGCCCACCAAACGCGCCCGGATTGGCCGCCTGCGCGGTGCCGATCTGGCCCGCGATCGTATCCATCGGATTGCCGGTGCCGACCCCGACGTTGTAGCTGGGGCCAGAGGGGGTGTTGGCGGAAAAGCCGCCGAAGCCCGACCAGGCCGTTGGCGCCCCGGTAGCCGGATCAATCGCCGGGCCGCTCGGGTCCAAGCCGGGCTGGCCACCAAAGGCTTGGCCGGGCGAGGTGAGCGCAGCGGTCTGCGGGCTGCCGGCGTCGAGCGCGGCGGCCACCTGGTTTTGCCCGGAAAGCTCCTCCTGCGCTGAAGTTACGCCACCCGGAAGCCCAGCCGCATCGGCGGCCGCGGCCGGGCTGGAACCGGCAGCCAGCGCGATGTCCTGCCCGGTGCTGGCATTGTCGAGCGCACCGGCCACGTCCCCGGTGATGCCGCCACCCTCGCTGGCTGCGGCTGCGGGTGAGCCACCAGGCCCGTCGGCGAACGCGCCGGGGCCGGTATCACCAGCCCCAGTGTCGGCCCCGCCAGCTGCCGTATCAGCGCCGCCACCGCCACCGCCGCCTGGATCTTGATTGCCGCCGGTCGGGTCGCCACCACCATCATCGGCACTGGCTCCGTCAGCCCCCCCGCCGCCGCCAGTATCGCCGCCTCCTCCTCCGCCGCCCCCACCCCCGGAATCTCCACCACCACCCCCGCCACCCCCACCGGCGCCGCTATCGCCGCCACCACCTCCACCACCCGCACCGGAATCGCCACCGCCACCGCCGGAATCACCGCGGCCATCACCGCGACCGTCGTCACCACCGCCGCCGTCGTCTCCCCCGCCACCACCATCATCGTCGCCACCGCCCCCACCGCCGTCATCGTCGCCGTCATCGCTCGAGCAGAGCCAGGGCGCGGAACGCTCGTAATCCTTCCAGCGCGGGAACAGCTCGCTATCCAAGAGGCGGTTCAGCATTGCGAATATCCTTGGTGTAGACCATGTCGGTCAGCTCGTAGCCCAGCGCGCGGAAGATGTGGCCATGATCCTGCGCCGCCTTGTGCCGCATCGAGAAAACCTGGGCGCCGGCTTCTCGCGCCGCGCTTTCCGCGTATTGCAGCATGCGCTTGCCGGCACCGAGGCCGCGCCGCGACGGTAGCAGATAATGCAGATCATCGACAGCGACTTTGACTGTCCGATAATGCGGGTGTGGGCGCAGCACCAGCGCGATATAGCCGACCAGCTCCAGGGTTTTTTCGTCGCGAGCGATGACCATCACCAGTTCGCCCTTGCGCTGAATCTCAGCGTAGTAGTCCCAATCAGGATCGACCCGTTCAAACACGTTGCGGTGCTTGGCGTTCTCCTGGAAATGATCATTGATCATCCACGCCGGGATGAGACCAGGCCGCAGCATCTCGACGGAGAATTTTACCTCGTTCAATTTGCGATCCCCAGTGCTGTCCGCAGCAGCGAGTGTTCTTCCGCGTGATCGTCCATCCATTCGAACCATTGATCATCCTTGGTCAGGTCGACGTCGGCAAGGTCGATGCCGGAAACCCCGGTGAACGTGCGCAGCGCCTGGTGCGCCGTCTGATGCGACTCGAGCCAAGCGCTTTGCACGATCTTCTCCTCCCCCCAGAGAGCGAAATTGTAGTCCGGAATGAAGATCGGAATTGTCTGTAGTTGAAAAATCAGCACGAACTGGGCGTGTTCCAGGTAATGCTCCTGCAGCCAGATAGAGAAGCCGGCCGGATCGTGCGGCAGCACTGTTGAATGAAAGAAAATCGCCATTTAAGCATTCATCCTGCCGGTCAGATCGGTCACGTCCTGATACTCTAGCACAACGGAATTGATGATGAAGCCGGCGGCGTTGCCGGGGGTGCCGCCGCCGCCGCTGCCGCCAGCGAACAGGCCGCTCAAGGTGACGCCGAGAAACACGCCACGCGAATCGATCTTTGCGCGCGTGTACTGAAATCCCGTCGCCGCCCAGGTGATGGTCTGCAGCGCATTGTTGCGCCAGGTGATGACCTGGCCGGAATTGTTCTGCCACACGATCGTCTGCGCCGTGGAGATGCCGAACGGCAGACCAGGGTTGAGATTTTCCGAGTCGGCGGTGCCATTGAGCGTGCTCAAGGTCGAGGCATTCATCGCCACCGCCACCCGCAGGCCCTTCTTGCCGGTGACGATATCGTTGTTTGCCGATAGTGACATGCGCAGGATGATCGGCACCAGCGAGGTCGACTGAAACAGCTGGGTGACGTCATTGCCGGAGGAGGAGAAGGTCTCGATCGTGTTGGAGATCGGCACAGTGCAGATGGTGGTGAGGCCGTTGCCTTGGTTGGCGACAAACCAACGGTTCTTGTAGAAGCAAAGGATCAGCGATCGGGTGATGCCGGCGATCGGGTCCTTGTAGCGCACCAGCAACAAGAATGTATGCAGCGCCGTGTGCATGTCGGTGACGCCAGCCTGCAGCGGCTGCGACGTATCGAGGGTGGAGAAGATGCCGTCCATCTGGTCGGAAATCTTCTCCACCGAGGCGCCAAGGATGGCATAGACCCCGACCTTATTGGCGAACAGGATCAGCCGATTGTAGGAGACGATGGCGCGCGGGAAGATCGTCCCCTGATCCGAGGACAAGGTGACGATGTTGAAGATGGTGACCGAGCCGGAAACGGTGACGGTGCCGATCTGCTTGATCGAGTTGTCGGCGAAGATGTAAAGGAAGTTGTTGAGCGAGCGCAGCGCGGTTATTTGGTGGACAAGGTCGGCGTCTGTGATTGTCGTCGACCCCGCAGCATTCGCCGCTTTCGCGTCATCAAAGCCTGCTGTTCCCGTCCAGGTAAGGACGCGCGAGCCCGCCAGCCAAACGCGCCCAGCGTAGACAGCAAGTGTTGTTGGCGTGAGGCTAAAGATTGGCCATACGATAGCTGTCGCAGCAGCTGTGCCGCTGCCGAAGGTGACGGTGAGGGTATCCCCGGCTTTAAATCCTGTTCCCGGCGTATCGAGAACCACGGATGTAACGACGCCCCCAGTGAGGACGGAATGGGCGGTCGCTCCGGTTCCGGAGCCGCCGGAAATGGTGACGGAGGGGGGAGCTCCATAGCCTGATCCTCCATTAGTGATCACAAAGTTTGGCGACACGCCGCCCGTCTGCACGAACACGTGGCCGTCCCAGGTGCAATAGCCGGCGATCGGATCGGCGATCAGCAGCCGCTGCGATGACCACACCGTCATATCCGGCTGCGTCGAAAACGTCCCGGCGAGCGCAAATTTGGTGGTCACCCCGGTCGCCACCACCGTCTGATAGGCGGCACCGGATTGGCAGAACGAGATGATGAAGTCGGTGTTGACGCCTTGCGGCGGGGTGAAGTTGGCGAAGAACTGCGCCGTGATGATCTCGCCGGTGATCAGGACGATCGGCGGCATTGGCCCGTTGGTGCAGGCCAGCTGATTGGGGCCGACGATCTGCAGGTTTTCGCACCAGGCCAGGCGATTGTTGGGCAGCGCCTCGCGCGACTGCTGCGTGTCCATCGTCTCAAAGCCGGCGAAAACGATGTATTTCAGCGTCGACTTTTGTAGGGCGGAGATATCGCGTCCTGGAGGCATCAGTACCCCCTTTGCACGCGGCGCCAGACATTTTGGTAGATGTTAGGTCGCCGCGGAGCGAAGCGCGACAGCCCGACCTTCTTCGCCTGCGCATCGTATTTTTTGGCGTAGTATTCCGCCTGCTCGAAATTCTGCGACTTGAGCAGCGCCAGATGCGCCGCCCACCATTGCACGACGTCATCCGCCGGCGGGTTGACTTGCGTATCTGAATCCGTGGGGTTGACCAAAAGAAACGGCAGCACGTAGGCGTCGATCTCGAGCGGATAGTTCTGATCTGGCACCGCCGGGAAGATGTAGAAGAGATTTTGCTCGTTGTAGCCGGACCACATTCCTGGTGGTCCTGAGTTGGTGGTGTTCATGCGGTAGATGGCGTTGAAGTGAGCGAACGGCGACCAATTCAGCATGGCGCGACGCACACCAGACAAATAAGAAATCGTATATATGTCCAACACGTTCAACATGGCGGTGGCGGTGGCTGCTGCCGCACCGGCGCCAAACGTCACCGTCGGCGCCGCCGCATAGCCGAGACCCCAATTGGTCATGCCGATCTGCTGCACGAACTGCGCCGAGCCGGTGCCGCCCATGATGGCCACTCCGGTCGCCTGCACGCCGCCGGCCGGTGGTGGCCCGAAGGTGACGGTGGGTGGAGCCGAATAGACCCCACCCGCCGTCACCCTTGCCCCACCCACCCCCGATGTGATCGGGTAGGTTTCTTGTCCTATAATCAGGCTAAGATTGATGATGTACTGGCGCACGCACCAGAAATCGCGCGCTACCTGCTTACGGGCTTCGTTGATGAAGAAGGTCAGGTCAGTGGTCGAATAATCCAATTGGCTCGTGTCGTGCACGAGCTGCTGCACCTGATTGATATAGTCCGAAAGCAGCATCCATATTCACGACAACGCCCGCTCGGCGGCGTCCATCAACTTGTTGGTCTTCGGCGCCCGCCCACCGTTGCGCATCGGCTGCCCTTCTGCGTCCACCTCGATCGGCACCATGCGGTACATGATCGGCTGCAGCTTGATGTTCTCGTAAAACAGCTGCCCGCGATCGCCCTGCACCATGTCGGGCGTGTTCCAGCCCCAGCGGCGCATGATGTGGCGTTTCATCTCGACCGGGTCGGGCTCACGCAGATCGCCTTGCGCGTCCCGGTAGGCCGGGAACCAGCCGAAGATGTGGTTGGCGGCATCGATCGGAATGTTCTTCGGCTCGCGCCCGCCTGCCTTGAAGACGAACGGCACGCCGTTGAACATGTCGCGAATGTCGAAATCGTTGAGGTTGATGACACGAACGTGCATCACCTGCGGTTCGTCGTTGGCCTCATCCTGAATGGTCTGCATAATCCACCTCGGCGAGCGGTATCCTGGCTGGCGCAGAGGGTGCCGGCTCCTGCACCTGCTCTGCTGGCCCCTGCTCCTGGACCTCGGCTACCATTTCCGGCGACGGCAACGCAACCGGGTCCTGTTCTGGCGCCGGCGGCGCCGGATGCGCCATGTCGGCCGCGTCGGGGAAGATTTCCTCGAGCGGCAACACCGCATTCAGCATGGCCAGGAACTTGCCGGCCTCCAGATGCTCGTTGCTCGAGCGCGGAGCGGTCGCATAGGCATCGCGCCAGGCTTGCGCGACCCGATCGACCAGTGCCTCCTTGCCTGCCCACTGCTTCATTTCAAGCTCGCGAAGACGGGCGTGAATGCCCTTTTGGGGTTACTCGTTGACAAAGGCTTGTAGCAGCGACGTATCGTTGATGCCACCCATGACGATGGTGTAGGTACCGGCTGTGGTCGGCGCCGTGGTGCCGTTGACCACTTCGCCCAGGTTCGGCGAGGTGAGCGCGATCTGGAAGCCGAAGCCGGGATCTTCGATATTGAACGCTCCGTTGGCGTTGGTCACCACGCCGGAGACCTCGCGCGGCTGCATATAGTCGTTGTTGACGATACGCTGAGCGTTGGCTCCAGAGAAGAAGTAGCCGAGCGTCGATTTGATCGGGTTGCCGACCGTGAAGGCGGCGCCGGCGGTTTGCGTGGCCGATACCAGCGCCCAAGACATGAGCGAGGTGGCGGCGACACCGCCGGCCAGCGTGCCGCCCGCGAAGGTGATGGCCGGAACGGTGGAATAGCCTGATCCGTAATCGAACACCACCAGGCCAGTGAGGGTGCCGGAGCCAGCCAGCACGCCGGCCCCGAAGGTGACCAGAGCACCGGCGGTGGATGGGGACGAGGCCTGCAGACCTTGGGCAAAGTTCTGCGGGATGACACCGGCGAACGAGGTGCCACCGGGCCCGATGGCGATCTGGCCGGGCGGGAAGTTGGGAGCGATCGGCGTCGGCGAAACCGGGACCGTGTACGGCAGCGCCAGCTGGCCCGGATAATCGAGGAACTGCGGGATGACATAAACATTCGGCAGCACCGTGTAGCCAGCGCCGGGGTTGACCAAGGTGACCGAAGCCAGAGCGCCGGCGGCAGTGATGGTGGCAACCGCGGTCGCCTGAATGCCGCCAAGTGGCGGCTGGTCGATCAGGATCAACGGCGGCACCACGAAGCCGGAGCCGGCCTGGGCGATCGACAGCGCCGGCAGCGAGCCGCCGATGATGGCGTAGCCCTTGGCGGTCTGACCATTGCCGCCGGGAGCGGCGAACGACACCGAGGTGCCGGTCTGCGTCGGTCCGATGCCGTTGACGCCGCCGGAGCCGGCGTTGGTGATGGCCGCGCCCTGCACCACGCCAGACATGTTGATCAGGCGATAATTGTAACCGTCGGTCGACAGCGCCGCGCCCGGCGTCGGCGCCGGGCAGATGTTGCGCCAGGTCGACAGCACCGGGTCCCACCACTGGATGACGCTTTGCCCGCCGGTGGAGACCAGCCAATTGCCGGGCGGGATGTAGAAATATTGCCCGCCGCCGAGTGATACCGGGAATGAGCCGGCCGGATTGAAGGGGAAGGGGCCGCCGAGCCTCATGGCATGTCCTCGCTCAAATGTTCAAGAATTGCAGCCCATCGAACTTGCCGTGGGCTTTGCACTTGACGTCGACCATCTCGAGCAGCGTCAATAGCGCGCCGATGTAGCCGAACTGCCCGTTCGCCAGCGTCGACTCGAAACCCGTGAAATAGAAGGAGGCGCGCTCATGGACATAGAGCGAAAGGTAGTCAGTGTTGAGAAGATAGAGCGTCCCCTCCGGGCAATACGGGTCCGGGTAGAAGGGTACACCGGCGACGTCAAGAGCTCGGAACAGCGCCTCTACCTTACCTTCTCCGAAGGGTTGGCTGGGCGTGACGACGTAGCGTTCATTCGGGGTGAAATCCTGTGCGAGGTTGGTCCAGGTCCCTACACCCATGAGTCCCATCTTCGGGATCTCGCCCGTCACCTTCATGACCTGGGCGATATACTGGAGCATCAGGTTGCGAGTGGGGACAACGGGAGCGCCGTTGTGGACGTAGGTGGACTTCCAGAACGTGTTGTTGGGCCGGTTGATGCCGCCGTAGGTGGCAGCAAAGGTGCCGTCGTCGACGGCGGCCGGCAGCCCGATCATTGATTGTAGGTTGGCGATGTTGGTGTACATGTCGCCGGAGAAGCGATCGAGCGTCACGTTGGTGGCGTCGTTCATGCGCGCTTCGATCAGCGGCACCACCGAATAATCCAACTGCACCAGGCCTTCAAAACCCAGGAACGGGATAGCGGTCAGGTAGCCCTTGAGATTGAATTCGGCGTTCTGCAGGCCAGGCGTGGTGCCGGGCTGATTGAACGAGCCGTCGTAGCCGACGTTCTGAATGGTGACCATCGGATTGCCCTGCAGGGGCACCGTGATCGGCGACAAGCCGCCAGAGGCGACCATCGCGTGCGACAGCATCGCCGCCATCCACGGCGTCGACTTCCATAGTTGCACGAAGACCTTGGGCAGGAACGCGCGGCGGGTGACAGCCGCAAGCTCGGCGGCGATAGCACCTTGGGCAGGAATAATGCCCTGGCCGAATTGCGGCATGTGTCAGCTCCCTTAACCGCGTCCCCGCAGCTCATCGATCACCGTGTAAGCGGCGTTCTGAGCTGCCTTGTCGGGATTCTGCAAAAGCCCCGGAATATCCGGGAACTCCCAGAGTGAACCTGGGCGTGATTCCGGCCGCGAGCTCGATGGCCGCGCTGGACCGTCCTCGGACGCATACAGCTTGGCGGCGTCCTCGAGATCGATGGTCGGATACTTCTTGACGATCTTTTCCTCGATCTCCTTGACCACGTCTTCGCCGTGCGAATCGACCAGCTTCTTGCGCTGGTTGGCGCGCGTGCGCGCGGCCCTCTCGTCTCGCTCGGTGTCCTTGCCCTTCTGGAATTCGGCGCGCATGCGCGCCTCTGAATCGGCGATTGCGACATCGGCGGGGAGCCGGTAGCCGGGCTCAACCTGCTTGATTAATCCCAATGTGGCAGCGCGGGTCTTTGGGTGGCCGGCGAGCTTGTGCAGGAGGTTGCCCATCGCCGCGGCGGTCTGCGGGTGAAGCGGCATCAGTCGGCTCCCTTCTTTTTGGCGGAGCGCCGATCGCCGGATGTCGAAGCGAGGTTCGCGCTCCCCTCCATGTGGTGCATGATGGAATGCGTTTCTGTACCGTTGAGCTTGGATTTCTCGGTGCCGGTGGTGATCAGCGACATGCCCGGATAGCCGCGCGGGTTGTCGTATTGCTCCGGATCGAGCCGCCCCATGATCTCCTTGCCGCCGATGTAGCCACCGAGCGACTTTAGCGGCTGGTGATCGGTCAGACCGCCGAAGCTCTTGGGCTTCTCGCCGCCCGGATCGAAGGTCTCGAACGGCGAGGAGGTTTCAAAGAAACCGCGCCCGCGGTCGACATCGCGGCGATCCTTGGCTTTGACCTTTCTGGTCATACCGGCTTGCCCTTACGTACCAGGTCGCCCTTCTCCAGCGCCAGCGGCCGCTGTCGCTCCGGCACCTTGGAGGCAGACGAGAAGCCACCGAGCTCGGGATAGGGCGGCACGTTCTGAAACATGCCGTTCTTTTTTTTGCGCTCACCGAGGTTACCGACGGCGACCTTCGGCTTCAAATAGTTGTAGTCGCTCATGTTCCACCTCCCAACATCGCGGCCATTCCGCCACCACCGCCACCACCAGGCGGAGCGCCGCCCATCGGCGAAGGTCCACCAAGGGCCATGCCGGGTGGCGGCATGTTGTGACCCGAGAGCCCCATGCCGGGCTTTGCTGCTGCAGCCGTGCGCTGCGCTGCCGCCGGCATGATGTCATCATCAGATGACTTGCCGAAGTTTGCTTCCAAGCGCGTGATCGACTGCATCAGCGCCTGTCGCCGCTTGTCGCCCACCGGAAACGCATTGACCGCCTTGAGCAGCGTTGGAATCACGCTCTTGATGTCAGCCATCGCGGCTGCTTCGTGTCCCGCGCCTTGACCTGGAGAGAGCGCCGGCGACGTGCCTGGACCCGTGGGTCCAGCAAACGGCGACTTCGGCATTGATGCGTTTGGCGGCATCGGGCCGCCCATCGTCATCGGCGAGGGTCCACCCACAGGCGGCATCAAACAAACCTCAAAAATTTGCGACAGGGTGTCGACACTTTGGCAGGGTTTCCCGCATACCACCTGTCACCACCGAGACTTACGCCGAAAATCCGCAGCACTCCAGAGACAGACACAAGCAAAAGCCCCGGCCGCAGTCGCAAGCCGGGGCTTCTGAAAATCAGGCAGAAGTCGAAATCTATCGACGACCGCGACGATGGCGCCTACGACGTGCCATGTGGTCCTCCTGTTGTTGTTGCGGTTTGGACGTCTTGTTAATTTACGCGAGATCGGTGGAGGTTGAAAGAGACAGATACTGGTGAAGACGGGCGTGAACGCCCTGGTGCCTACGCCGCCCGCTTCTCGCGGTGCTCCTTCTCGTGTTTCTTGGCCTCTTCCGCCGCCTGAGCCTGCTCCGCCTTCACCATCTTGCGCAGCCGGTGGATGATCTCGTCGGCATTGGGCGGATTAAGCATGCGCACCAGCATCTCGCGATCGATGGCCTTCGACTTGTAGAGCGCTGCCGCCTCCTCCTTCGATTCGTCCTGGAATAGCGGCGATTGCGAATGGCCGGCGACCCGGATCTTGAGGTGCTGGTTGGCCACCTGGGCGGGGATCAGCACCTGGCCGGAGTCGGTGCGCATGCGCACCTTGGAATTGCGCTGGATGAGCTTGATGCCGATCTCCGCCATCTTCACCAGCGGATCCTCGAGCCCAACCGCCACCTTCTTGATGCGGCCGGACCCGGTCATCACCGATTGCTTTTGCTGCTTGGCGCTACGTGCCCCGCCAGTTTCCGCCCTCCCCATGATGGTCTCGGTCAAGCCGGAGGCTTCGAGGAAGATAGCGCCGATTTCCTTGAACTCGGCAAACAGGTCCGGCACCATCGGCGGCCGCAGCTGCTCGAGCTTGGCGCCTGGAATCATGTCATAGACGTACGAGCCTGGCCCGCCCAGGGCGTCGATTTTCTCGTCGGTCATGCCCATGAAGCCGGAGGCGACCTTGGCCGGGTCAACGTTCTGCTCGAGCAAGTCGGCGATCTGCTGCAGCCGCTCATTGGTCCAAATTTGCAACGGAATGAGGATGTCGGCGTGCGCCTTGCCCCAAAAGAAGTCCGGCCGCTTATAGGGGATGATGGGAACAAATGGGTGCTCCTGCTCGATGCCGAAGCTATTTCCATGCCCAACGTACATTTGTGCCGCCCGCTCCTCGTCAACCTTGCGCAGAGCATCGTAGGACTCGCGGCTATCGGACAGGACCCCGTCCACGCCGTCGGCCTTGGTGAAGACAGCGTAGTCTTCGTTGGTGTCATCCCAGACCCACACCTCATGGAAACGCACCATCGGGTTTTCCGAATTCGGCTCATAGGTTGGACGCGGCTGAAAGTCCGCCGAAGCGCGCCCGAGCATGGCGCCGGAGAGGTTGGGGCCACCGGTGGCGTCGATGATCAGGTTCGACAGGATCGGTGGCATGTCTTCGGAAAACTGACCGGGGTAACGGCGCAGCTTCTTGATTTCACTGCGCTTACCTGCCCTCAACAATCGCTGCACCGCATTCGACCAGTTGAGACAGTATGTATGTACGAAAGCCTCTTGCGAATCGAGATCGGGCTCCGACTCGTCATAGACGGAAAAGTCGCTCGGAAGTATTTGTTTGCCAAACAGATCGTCGCGCGAATCGTTCCACCCGATCTTGATGAACATCGAGTCGAGGGCTAGCGCCCAATAGACCGAATCGGAGAATAGGTAAGACAGACCACAGTCTCGGAAGGTGTCGTTCCACTCATCGGCGAGGGAAACAATCTGATCGACTTCTTCGTCAGGAGCATTGCGTGATGCAGCGATGTTGTAGCGGCAGTGGTCTGCAGCAAAGAGGAACGAAGAGACGAGATCGAGATGAGCTTCAAGCCTGTTGTATTTAACCTCAATCGTATAGTCGTTGGTTCCATAATCGAGAAACCTCCTGCGCATCAGATAAAGCAGATCGCGGTCACGCTTGGAGGAGAGGCATATGTTGGCGATCTCGTCAATGACGTCATCGCGCTTGCGGGCGCCTCGCGGAATGATCACGGAACTCTCCTTTGCGTGCTGCGGGCCTCGAATTTCGGCACCGACCCGGTGGGGCTGGGCGACTGCGTCGACACCGGCGTGCGCGCGTTGAGCGCGGCCGAGACGGGAGCCGTCACCCCGGTCGGAGCGCAGTACGATGAGAAATAATGCCCGTTCTTGTCGACCGGGATCTCCGCCGCCCAGCCATCCATGCCGGGGGCGACATATTTGCGTGTCTGCCCCTTGATCGGTATCGGATTGTGGCGAGGCTCCATGCGCTCGTAGCGCGTCGGCGACACGTAGTTCTTGTCGCCGTAGGTCTCGATCACCTCCTTGACCGCCTTGTCGGCCTGCTTGGTGCGCTCCGACTTGATGCCGAAGGGCTTCGGCAGCCAGCGCACGTGCAGACCGCCGCAGCGCGGGCATGGTGGATGATCGGCGTCGGCCACCGTGAATTCGCTCTTGCAATGCTTGTTGAGACAGAACCAGCTGCGATAGATCATGGCGCCGCCGGCCTATTCTGCCGCTCATAGCGCGCAAGCTTTTGGTACTTTCCGGGGTTGACCATGATCCATTTGTTGTTGAGACCAGGCTTGTTGCCGGAGCGGACCGGCGTCCAGCGTAGCCCGTCAATGATAGCTTCAATGGCGTGGGTGAGGCGTAGGTTGATGTTCTGCGTCAGTGGCGATTCACCGCGCATGATTCGGTAGAAATGCGGGCGGCAGACGCCGGCGAAGCGGCAGAATTCCGTGATCGGAACGGAATGGGCACCGTTCTCGTTCAAAAACTCGGGGTCGAACCTGAAACGACGGAACCACCTGACTATTTCTTCATGCGTGATCTACGTGCTCCCCAGGTCTTTGCATTTTGGACAGTAGCTGCGGCGCAGCTGGAACTTCCAGCCGACGGCGGCGAAGGCTTTCTTCGCCTCATCGGTGATGTCGCGCGGCTTGGTGTGGGCACCGCCGTGGCCGCGCCTGAGCATTTGCGGGTTGCCGAAGGCAAGCACGCCGGCGTAAGGCAGGTGCACGATCGGCGATTGGGCGTGACAGCGGTAGCACTCGCTTTTCACGGCAACGAGCTGCTGAAACCAATGATGGTTGACGTAGCTTGCGGCTTCTTCGACCGGGTCGATCTCCGCCGGAGGCTTAAACTTCACGGCACCTTCGTAAACCGACATGTCAGAGCTCCGGAGGGCGCAAAATATCGCCCAAACCTTGCATTTTCAGGTAGTTGATGGCCACTTTTTCGGCCAAAGAGGGCCCATGACCTTCCTTTTCCGCCATCGCGCGGGCGTAGGTCAAGCCCAAGGCCTCGAGTTTTGGCTGAATCCAGCGCCGATGCGCCTCGTGCGCCAGCGCTCCGGCCATCACCCTGTCGTCCTTCTTGCCCGATTCGGCCTCGACCTGGCCGCCGTCGATCACAATCGTCTTCATCTCCTCGAGCAGGAAAAGCGAGCGTACCTCGTAGCGGCCCAATTCGAACGCATCCTTGAACGCCGCCATCATGCCGAACTTGTTGGAGCCGGAGGTGCGCCACTGATAGGCCAATTGTTGGGTCAGTGAGTCGACGCGCGAGTAAAGAAAGTGCCGCATCATGGTCAGCACCAGACGCAGATCGTAAGAAATCTTCCCGTCCGGGGTACGGTCGACCATCATCTGCGTCTCCCGCCGCAGCTTGTTCATCTCGTTGAAGACGGCTTCGCCGGGTCCGGTGATCTCCAGGTTCACCATGACATTGCGATAGTAACCCGCCAGGTGGCACAGAGCCCAAGCGCATTGGTAGGTTGAAACGAGGGGGGTGACGAACTCAGCGACTTGAACGACGCGATCAGAAAAGCATCGCGCAACGTGGATGACAGAGCTGTCGGCGTCGGGTCCGGAACCGTAGGCCGGGTCGCAGCCGATGGCATAGTGTCCATTTGGATCGGCCTCCTCCCAAACTTTAAGTTCTGCCCTCGGTGTCCTGACCGCAACCACGCTGGTGTCGCGCCAGTGATCGCCCATCTCGTACTTGAACGGCATGAACTTGATGGTGCGTGCCTTCTTCGCTGCCTCGGTGATGTGCGGTGAAGAAAAGAACTGCGCCCCAGTGGAGACGAAGGCATCCTCCTCCAGCCAAGGGAACATCTCATCCATCTTGGTTTGATCGCCGTAGTTCTCGGTCTCCAGCTTCCAGCGATACCAGGCGATCTGATTGTGCGAGACCTTGATGCCGTAACGCTTTTCCACCGCGTTGTAGCGCGTGCGCTCGAGCCGGGTCAGTGGCGTATCGTGCCCCTTGGGCATATAGAGCAGGAACCAGGGGTGCTCGTCCGAATAGGAGTAGTGGTCATGCCGCCACCAGCCGACGAAGATGCAGCAGATGGTTGGGTCCTCTTTTCCTTCTCGCCACCGCTCCTCCCAAAAATTGAAGCCGTTGGCGGTAGTCTCCTCGATTTTAAGGCGATGCGGGTAGTGCGTAGACATGGTGGCCGAGAGCTCGTTGAGGTCGTCTGGGGAGCCCCAGAAAGCCACCTCAGTCGCGTGTATAAAATTGTTGGCCGAGCTGCGACCGAGACCACCCTTCGTCTTCTCCTTCGTGCCAGCGACGAGGTACTGCAGCAATGACCCGTTTTTCAGCACGATCATGTCGCGGTTTTCCTGGTCCCACTTGACCCGGTGCGTGCGCGGCAGGTTGGCGAAGTAGATTTTGATGGTGTTGCGAAAGAACGCTTTGGCCTGGTCGGTGTGCGTCACGAAGGCGCCGAGCAGCCCGGAATATTCCATCGCCCAAAACAGATCGAGGGCGATGAAGAACGTGGTCATGCCGAGCTGGCGTGCCTTGAGGATCAGGATGGTGGTGACGCCACGGTCGACTGCCTCGCAGATCTGATCGAGAACATAACTTTGCGTCCCCAGCATTTGCATGGGGATCATGCCGAAGTCTTTGGTTTGAATTCGCAGGTGTGAGCAGAAATCGAGGAACTTCTTGCGCGGGAACGGCGCCACCTTGATCGACGGAAGGCGCAGCCCTTGCGTGATCAATCATCACCAAGGATCTGCTTGGCCAAGTCCTCGTCCGCCTCCAGCATCGCCATGTAGACCAGCCCCAAGGTCATGCGCAGCTGGCGATCGTTGCGGATATCGAACGAGGTGAGCTTGAAGCCGCCTTCCTGATTCGGCCAGTGCAGCCCGGCCATTTCCAGGAACTTGGCGACCCCAACATCGATCACGGTGCCAGGAGGCAGCTGCACCTCCTCTGGCTTGTCGTTGTCGTCAAACTTGGCGTAAGGGCTGGATGGATCGTCCTGCGGGACGCGGATCGGACCTCGCTTCATCGTGGCCTCTCTAAGCTACGGATGCGGTTCTCGTGATCTTGTAGCTCATCATGGATCACCCCGAGCTTGTCCTTGATTTCAGAATTGCCCTGCTTGAGGACTTCCAGCGAAGTGTCGTGGCTATGAACGGTAACAACCACCTCATCCGACTTCTCCAGGACACGTGTCAACATGTAGCCGGTGATAGGAACACCAATGGTGGTGGCGGCAACCAGAAACCCGCGCGCGATCCATGCGATCAACATTTCTTTTGTCAGCGGTCCGCCATTGTCCATGTCGTCCTCGCAAAAGAAAAGGGCCGGTAGGATGTCACCCCACCGGCCCCAGAGCAAGTCCCTGTCGTACGGGTCAGGGCAGCCTAAACGAAAACCCTGCCTTCTGCATAAAGATATCGTAGGCGGCGTTGGAGGTGACCCCCAGGCTGGGGATGGTCACCGACTTGCCGCCGAGCTTGAAGTAGTCGCCCTCGATGAACATCGACCAGTTCGGGCTCAGCGCATACGCCAGACCACCGCCGATATCGTAGCCGATGGAGGTATCGCTGAGACCTTGCGCCAGGCCGTTGACCTGGAGGTTCGGCTTGGCGCCACCGAAGCCGGCGCCGCCGGTCAGGTAGGCGAGGAGCTTCTGGTCGGAGCCGAGCGTGTAGCCGAAGATGCCATTGAGCGAGCCCAGGTAGTTGGTGGCGTTCGACACCAGGAGCGCGTTGCCGCCGGTCGCCAGCGCGCCGGTGCCCTGCAGGTTGGCCCAGCTCATGTCGGCCCGCAGCCCCAGCACCCACGGCGAGGCCGGCAGCTGATAAAGCAGCGACAGCGAACCGCCGAGGCCGGGCCCATGCGGAGCGGCACCGAGATCGATGCTGGCACCGAGCGCTTGCGTGGTCTGGTTGGTGAAGTTGGCACCGTACTGAGCATAACCGGTGAAGTAGAGCCCGCTCCAGGAATAGAGCTCAAGAGCAGGCACCGCCTTCATGTACGGAACCGGCTGGCGCATGTCGGCTGCGTGCGCCAGGCCGCTCAAGATGACGGCCAAGGCCGCCAGCGGAATCATCAGATATTTCATCACGATCTCCTTTGTTTGGTGCTGCCGGATGGAATTGAACCACCGACCTACTGATTACAAATCAGTTGCTCTTTCTCTGAGCTACGGCAGCGAAACGCTAACAGCCCCTCTCGCTCAAAGCTGTGTCATTTCAGCAACAAGAAAATTTTCTTTCAACCTCCTCCGGGGCCAAGCGGATTAGCCGCCCACGGCCAATAGAAGTGGGTCAGCAGCGAGCCTACGGTCAGAGCCACCAGCACGATGGAGAACGGCCAGCGCGCACCCACGAAGGCGACGGTGCGCGACAATGTCCAGCTGCGGCTGGGATGGGCGAAGGCCCACCACTCGAACCAGGCAAACCACAAGAGGAACAGCAAGCCGCCCAACCACCACGGCCAGGTTTCAGCAAGGGTCATGAGGCGACGATAGGCGCAACAGGCGCGGCCGCGGAAGCCACCGGCGCCGGCACCGCGGCAACCAGCTGCTGTCCGATCGAGCTGACGGCCTGGCCGACGATCGCCACCGCCGCCGCGTGCGAGGTGCCGCCCGCCTTGAGGGTCTCGATGCTGGCGAGAATCTCGTTGATGATGGACAAGAAAGGCACCGCCATCGTCATGATCGGCGCGGCTCCAGGCACCAAGGCGCCCACCAAGGCGCCGATCGCCGGCGAGACCGTCTGCAGGGCGGTGACCGCAGTTTCGATTTCCTGGATCGTATCAGCCATCACGCTCTCCTTTGGTTTCCAGTTCATGCTACCACCGGCGGCACCGGTGGGTCTTGATGTAACGGCTTGCAGTCCTCGAGCCCGCGCGCGAACATCTGCGCCTCGAGCGCCCGGCGCCGGCGCAGCTGCGTCACATTGGGCCACAGCCGCACCATCTGCGCCATAGCTGTCGGAATATACGGCCAGCGCCCTTGCGCCATGTAGGCAGTGATGGCGTACATCTCACGAAACCGCGGCAAGGTCGAGTGAAAGCCGCCCCAGCCGCGATTGTAGCCGAGCGACACCAGGGCACCGCCCGACAGCGGCGACAGCAGATCCCAATTCGGCAAGGTCTTGCGCGCCAGCGCTTCCTGCTTCGGCAGCTCGCGCTCGGTGAACTGGCGCACCGCCTGCGCCCAGGTCACCGTCACGTCGCGGCGGTTGTCCATAACGAACATGTGGGCGCTGTTGCCGACGCGGCCGACGCCGTGCTGGATAGCCAGCAGCGTGATATCGTCGACGATGCCCTTCCAGTCGGCGGTGCATTGATCGTGCGTAGTGTAGCCGCAATCGTAGCCGACCCCGATGGTCGGGCCGCTGGCGCCACCCGGCCAGTCCCAATGCTCCTCGGTCTTCTCGTAATAGACCTGGTCGCCGTCCTCCTGCGCCAGGATGAAGCTGACCGCCTCGGTGGCTATGGTCATCACAATCTCCTATCGTGCTTACGTACTGCCGTCCTCACCCCAATCTCGGTGAAGCCAAGCGCCCGCGCCACCCGCGACCAGGCGCCGAAGATGTTGTAGAGCGCGATGGCGCGCTGGATCGGAACGCGGTGCGGCTTGCCGTCGCGTTGCAGACCCACCCCGTATTCCTCATCTGGCACATACAGCGCCTCCGCCAGCTTGCGCTCACTGATTGATAGCCGATCCATCTTTCGTCTGGTTCCACATATTCAGGAGATTAGGCCACCTGCCGAGCGACCCTTGGTCCTGCAGGTTGGCGCACTCGATCAAGCACAGCTGCCGCGCCGCCGCCATCGGCATGAACAAATGTTCAGCGTGAGTGCATTTCAGCGCCACCTGATCATCTGCAGCGGTCGTAAATGATGCGAAGTCTTCCAAAGTCCCTGGCCGCGCCAGCACAGAAAACTGCCAGGCCAGCTCCTCGGAGCGACGATTGAACATGCCGGCCACCATCGCGCGGATCGAGCCGTAAGGCTCCAGCAATTTCCTATTGAAAGAATTCGTTCCGTAGATCGAGTGCAGCCCGCCGCCATAAGCCACCTCCGTCGGCATGCCGCGCTTCTCCAACAACTCGTACACCCGCACCAGATGATCGTGCAGCGAGCCCTCGGCATGGTCGATCTTGTGGGCGCCGTGCGACACCAGGAACTGGCTCAACCGCTCGAAATCCATGCTCCGCTGTGGCCGGCACTTGAACATGAGGGTGCGGCGCAGCCGCGTGCACTTGCGCGAGACAGCACGAGCTGCATGCGGGGTGTTGGAGGAAAGGATGACACAACGATTTGGCACCGGGATAAAGGCGGTCAGGACGCCATTGTGCACCGTCATCGTCTCGCCAGCCCAGTCCCGATGCCATTCAGAGCAGATATACAGAATGACGGTGACGTCGCCCTCGCGATCAGAGTCAGTGTGGAAGTAGCCGTCATCGCCGTAGCCATAGCCGTTGATGTAGCAGCGGATCAGCTTCATGTTCTGAACGAAATTAAGGCTGACAAATTCCCACGCATCAACCAGCTCTCGCTGTGTCAGTTCGCTGGAGATGTCAGCCAGATTATCACTTGAATCGGTGAACGGCTTCCACGACCAGTGCCCGTGCGGATCGGTGTGCTTGTTCGACTTGGCGCCATGCTCCATCGGCTGCGCCTCGACAAAGACCCGCAACCGGTCGGCCAGGTCACGCGGCAGGAAGTTGTCGATGACTTGCGGGGGGCGCATCTTCGTTCTCGAGTGTGTGGAGACGCTTGCGTCCCGCGTCGAGGATGTCCTTGGTCATCCAGCCGGTGCTGATGGCCCGACGCCTGGTCTTGCGATCGAGCGCCTTATACATGCGCCGGCAATCAAACTCGCGGCAAATCAGCGGCGCCCGCTCGTGGATGGTGCAACCGTCATGACCAAGATAAACGCACTCGTTCTTGGCGTTGCGCATGAGCGCCAGCACCGGCTTGCCGGTGAGCGGACTGCGCTCCACGTAGGTCTCGTACTGGCTGGGATCGTCGCCATCCTCAGGGTGGAGCACGATCAGGTCACCCTTGCAGCAGAGGGTGCAGCCGTTGCACGGAACGCTGGCGCGTGGTGGTTTTAGCATCGATCACCTTTCGAGTGACATGACCCGGCGTGGCCAACGAGCGATCGTGAGGTTTCCGGGCCGTTGAGCCGGGGGGCTCATGATGGAAACCGAGTGCGGTGCTCTCGTTGACCTTCTTGTACCGGCTCGCCGGCGCAGGCCGAAAGGTGCACCG